CAAAAAAGAGTTAGAAACTGCTAAAATGAAGGCAGAAACAGATGCGAAGCTGGCTCAAATGCAAGATCAAATGGCCGCTATACTTGCTGCTGTTGGTGAGAAAAAACCCCGTAAAAAGACGGTAGCCACAGAGGAAGTCTAATATGTCATACACAATGCTCCAATTGGTTCAACAGACTACTGCTGAACTAAATTTGTCCGTACCATCTTATGTCATTGGAAATCAATCACAGGATGTGCAGCAAATTCTTGCGTTAATGAACGGTGCTGGTTACGACCTAGTAAAAGAGCATGATTGGCAAGCATTGGAGATTGAATATCGTTTTTACACAAATGCAATAACCACGACCTGCGACACTACAAATGGTACTTACTTATTAAATAACATTCCTAGTACCGCAGGTCTTGATAGCAATTACTCAATTGTTGGCACTAGCGTTCCACAAGATACCTATGTTGACAATGTTATTGACGCAAATAGCCTTACAACCACGCAGTTATCTTCAGCAACATCCGTAGGTGGATCAGTTACATTTAGCCGTACCATTTACCCGTTGCCTGATGACTACGAAACCATCACAGATAACACGCATTGGGATAAGACCAAGCATTGGCAGATGTTAGGGCCTGTAGACGCTCAACAATGGCAATGGCTTAAATCAGGCTATATCTCAACTGGCCCTAGAGTGCGCTGGCGTATTCTTGGCAACAAGTTTCAGATTTGGCCACCGTACAACACCCAAGAATATTTAGGTTTTGAGTACCGCTCTAAGGGATTTGTCAGAAGTGCTACCGATGAGGTAAAGAACAGTTTTACTGCCGATACTGACACAACCGTGTTTGATGATCGTTTAATGGTTTTGGCTACTAAACTTAAATACTTCCAAATTAAGAACTTTGATACTACCGCCTTGTACCAAGACTATATGCGTTACCTGTCAGTTGTTAAGGCTAACGATAAAGGCTCTGCTACCCTCTCATTCGCGCCACAACCTAGTGCTGTGTTAATTGGCTGGGCAAATATTCCTGATACTGGCTACGGTAGTTAATCATGCCAGCACAAGGGCGTAAGGCTACAACAACTTCAGTTGCCGCCCCACTTGGGGGTTGGAACGCTAGGGATTCTATTGCCGAAATGAATCCTATGGATGCAACGGTATTGGAAAATTTCTTTCCTACCCCATCTGATGTTAGTTTGCGTAAGGGCTATACACAACACGCCACAGGTATCACAGGCGAGGTTGAATCCTTGATGAGTTACAACGGCCCTGTAACCGAAAAGTTGTTTGCTATCGCTAGTGGCAAGATTTATGATGTAACCGCTACAGGAGCAGCTACCCAAGTCTATACGGGATTAAGTAATTCCAAGTGGCAACACATTAATGTGTCTACGGCTGGTGGCCACTTTTTGGCTATGGTTAACGGTACTGACCCTGCAATGATCTACAACGGCACAAGCTGGATCGTTGTGGCAAGCACATCAACCGCACAAACAATTAGTTCTATCACCCGTGTAGGAACGCTGGCAACATTAAATACCGCAGCCCCACACGGATTGGTTACTGGTAATCAGGTCACCGTAACAGGCGCAACACCGTCTGACTTTAACGGTACATACATCATTACCAAAACAAGCAATACCCAGTTTCAGTACACGATGGCCACAACCCCTGCCAGCAATGCTACGGTAGTTGGCACATATTCTGTAAACATAGCGGTTACTGGCGTTAACTCGAATACCTTTGTAAACATCAATTTATTTAAAAACCGCTTGTGGTTTGTCCAAGAAGATAGCCTAAAAGCGTGGTATCTAGACCCTTTAGCGGTTGGTGGCGCGGCTACAGCATTAGACTTAAGCGGTATTGCTAGTAGCGGTGGTTACCTGCAAGCTATGGGTACATGGACACTTGACGCAGGTCAAGGCGCAGATGACTACGCTGTATTTGTTACCAGCATGGGTCAGGTCATCATTTATAACGGTACAGACCCTAGCGTAGCTGAAACTTGGCTGATGAAGGGTGTATGGCAGTTTGGTCAAACCTTTAACCGCAGATGCTTTTTCAAGTGGGCAGGTGACCTGCTTTTGCTAACTCAAGACGGACTTGTGCCTTTATCGAGCGCACTCCAATCATCCCGTTTAGACCCTAGAATAAACCTAACTGACAAAATTTACTACGCTGTAAGTCAAGCGGCCACCAATTATTATGACAACTTTGGTTGGCAGATCAACTATTTTGCTAGTGAAAATATGCTGATACTGAATGTGCCTATCTCAAGCGGTACACAGCAATTTGTCATGCACACTATTACCAAGTCTTGGGGTCAGTTTACTGGCATCGAAGCCAATTGCTGGGAAGTACACGGCAAGGAAGGTATGTACTTTGGCGGTAACGGATTTGTGGGTAATTTTTATAACACCACATCCGACAATGGTTCAAACATCAACGCCAACTGCCAACAGGCGTATAGCTATTTTGATTCTAGGGGTACGCTCAAACGCTTTACTATGGTACGCCCTATCATCATTACTGATAATGCTTTGCCGACTGTATTGGCTGGTATTAGCACCGATTTTGACCCTGTTAGCCCTAACGGATCGGTAACCTTTAACCCTGCGCTTGTTTCAATTGGTGAGTGGGACACAGCCCTTTGGGATTACAGTATTTGGGGTGGTGGCGTGTATGTCAATAAACAATGGCAAGGTGTTACTGGGTTAGGCTACGCTGGCGGTATTAACCTGTCGGTAGCGTCACAGGGAGTAGATTTCCATTGGGCTAGTACCGATTATGTATTCGAAACTGGGGGCGTATTGTAAATGCTTTGGGTTGCCAATACATTGGAATTAAAGGATATTGCGGCTAAAATACTATATAACGAGATAGGAGTTCAGCGTTGTGATGATTTACAAGCCATATTTTGGGCTGATGAGAATAACAATGTTGAGTGGTGCGTTGGTTACACAGCATTTATAGGTAAAACCTGTCAGATTCATGTAGTTGCATTAAAGGGTGGTTATACACCCAAGCAGTTTTTAAAAGCAGCATTTGATTACCCGTTTAATCAATGTGGTCTTGAAATGATTTTTGGCATAGTAAATAGTAAAAATGAAAAAGCTATGAAATATGACCAAAAACTAGGTTTTACAGAAGCAAAGCGTTTTGTAGGGATGCATGATGATGGCGGTGACCTTGTAGTTTTTGAAATGAATAAAGCTGATTGTAGATGGATCAGGGAGCGTAAAAAATGAGCATATTAAGAAGCAAACATTCGGGATGGACTTGGGATAACAAGCGCACACCATTTGGCGGTGGTAAGGGCAGTTCAGCACCACCCCCACCTGATTATACTGGGGCTGCAAAGCAAACAGCAGCAGGTAATTTAGAGGCGGCCCGTGCTGCTGCATCTGCTAACCGTGTAAACCAAGTTACTCCCTACGGTAATTTAACCTATTCGCATAATCAAACGCCTACATTTAATTCTGAAGCCTATAGAACCGCTTTAGATGCCTACAATCAGGCAAGACAAAGCTATCAGCCATCTACCGATGAGTACGGCAATGTAATCAATGCCGCGCCAACAGCACCAAATTACGCTGATTTTATGACTACCCCAAACCCTGACGAGGGATGGACTGCTACTACCCAATTAAGCCCCGAACAACAGCAACTGCTTGATATTCAAAATCAAACTAGCCTTCAGTTAGGTGGATTGCAGCAAAAGGGTCTTGGTTATGTTGAAAACATGATTAACAAGCCTTTTGATACAAGCACATTGCCACAGGTAGGTATCAATGCTGGTGAAAACTACTCTGACGCAATCATGCGTAGATTACAGCCACAGTTACAAATGGAGCAAAAATCATTTGACCAGCAAATGGCTAATCAGGGTGTTCCCGTTGGTTCAGAAGCGTACACCAACGCTAGACGAATTTTTGACATGAAGCAAAATGATCGACTTGTTGCGGCTCAAACTGGTGGTATTGGGGTTGGTTTACAAGCTAATCAGCAAGGGTTTAACCAGCTTGGATATATCCGTAACGAGCCAGTAAACACATTAAACGCTATTCGTTCAGGCTCTCAGGTTACTAACCCTACTTTTCAGTCTGTTCCACAGCAAGCTACTACGCAGGGTGCTGACATCTTGGGCGCAACTCAGGCAGGGTACAACGCCCAGCTTGGTGCTTCTAACGCGTCAAATGCTGCAAGCGCAGCCAATACAGGTGGCTTGTACCAGCTAGGCGGTACAGCATTGATGGCTGGTGCATTCTTTTAATGAATGAGTTTTTAAGCCGCCACAAGAAGGTGGCTTTAATGTTTTCAGGTGGTAAAGATTCAGTAGCGTGTTTTGAGTTAATTAAGCCGTATTTAGATAAAATAGTGGTAATTTGGGTAAATACAGGTTCAAATTTTCCCGAAGTTGAAGAGTGTGTAACAAAAGTAGCTTTAGAAGTACCTAATTTTGTAGAAGTACCTACAAATCAGGCGTGGTCAGTTGAAATTAATGGCTATCCTACTGATGTAGTACCAGTAAATTTTACAAAAATGGGTCAATGCTTTACTAAACCTAAAGACATTGTGCTCAGAAGCTATTTGGAGTGTTGTAACGAGAACATTTGGTCACCAGCCTATGCGAAAGTAAAGGAATTGGGGATCACAGGCGTGATTAGAGGGCAAAGGGATGACGAAAGTCACCGAGCAGCCGTAAAATCAGGCAATGTAGTAGATGGGATTGAATACTTTTTTCCATTGCAAGACTGGAGTGGCAACGATGTCAACGAATACCTGATAAAACAGGGCGTTGAGATGACCGAGCGTTTATTGATGCAAAGTCATACATCTTTGGACTGCTGGAATTGCACGGCTTTTACCGAAAACAGCGTAGAACGAATGGAATATATGAAAAAGCATCACCCAAACAAACATCAATCTGTTGTCAAATTACTGCAAAGAATCGATAATGCAGTTATGAGCGAAATGCTTGGAATCAAGCAAATTTTAAGGAAATAAAATGCCAAACGACTATACATCTGCTTACGCCCCAATGCAATCAAATGCTCAATACAGCCAACCCCAAGTTATGGGTCAAGGCCAACAAGATGCTATGCACCAAGCCATGTTACAGCAGCAGCAACAACATAACAACCAATCTGCCAATATTGCTGGCCAGCCTAACGGTTTAAGCCGTATGACAGCCCCTATGCAACAGATGATGTTAGCCCAAGCATTGCGTCAAGGTGGTACTGGAGCAAACTCTGTGGAACTCCCTAAACTAGACCCACAAATGAGTGGAGTAGCAGGAATGGGTAATTCTACAGGCACAGGCGTTACTTACGGTGGCATTAATTTTGGGCAAATAGACCCTAATGCAACTGGCGGTTATGGTCTTAAATAAGGAATAAATATGGCACTTAATCCATTTACAGGTGGTGCAGCAGCTTTATCGGATATTCCAGTAGAGTTACAGCCACAATTTCAACAAGCTGGCCGTCAGCAGCAGATGGCTGATTTACTCATGCAACAAGGTTTGCAGGGTCAACCACAAGGTCAGATGGTTAGTGGCCATTATGTAAAGCCTAGTTGGGCGCAACAGCTTGCCCCAGTAGCCAATCAAGCATTAGGTCTTTACGCAGGTTACCAAGCGGACAAAGCACAGACAGACCTTGCAGCAGCTTTGCGTGGTAAGCAAGAAGAAATTATGACCAAGTGGGCTAACGCTACCCCTGCCGAGAAATTTGCTCTTGGTACAAGCCCGTATGCTCCTAAAGGATTACAGGCAGCTACATGGGAACGCCTTAAACCACAAAATCTTCCTGAAGGCGCAACTATTGCTGAATATGACATTAACAAAGGTGCATATACACCTACTGCACAAGGTGGCCCTAAATTGTCTAACGACATTAAGTACGCTATTGCTGTTGGTGGTTTACCTGCTGATTATTCTTCATGGACACCTGCACAACAAAAATATGCACAAAGTCTTATTAAGGATAAAGAAGCATCGGGCGCGGCTCGTTATGACTTTACTAACCTTCTTGGTAAAAGCACGATTAATCAAATTGGCCCAATGCTTGAAACATCTAAGGGCGGTGCTATTGAAGCTATTGACACCGCTAACGCTGCAGCCCGTGTTCTTGGCGCATTAAATACAGGAAAAGCGTTAACTGGCCCTGCTGCAAATCAACGCTTGGCAACAAACCAAGTAGGACAAATGCTGGGTATTTCAGGTACAAACGAAGAAGTATCTACACAAACCCGTGCCTTGATTCAAAACCTTGCTAAATTAACATTACAAGGCCGTAAACAAATGAAAGGTCAAGGTGCTGTTAGCGAAACTGAAGGCGCATTGGCTGAAAAAGCAGAATCAGGAAACATCAACTTTACTCGGGGCGAAATTAAACAATTGGCTGATGCCGCTTTGCGTACAGCTAAATGGAAATATCAGCAGCACGAAAATATGATGACACCGTTGCGTGAAGATGAACCAAAAGCATCAAGATATTACGAAGTACCAGTAAATCCATCTATTTTTGAACCACCTGCACCTAAAACTGTAGGTGGATCACAAACAGTAAACGATGCTTTAGCTATTGTTCGGGGCAATAGATAATGGGCGCAAATGCTGAAGAACTAGCACAATGGATCGTAAAACATCCTGACCTGAAAGGCACACCGCAATTTGAAACGGTGGCTAAAGGTTTGGAAGAAGCAGTCCAAGCTGAAAAGTTACAAGCTGGTCAAGGCGAATATGCTGGTGAAAATGTATTGTACGAAAAGCCACAGGTAGGTGTAGGCCGTAAATTGGCACAAAGTGCTGGCAAAGGTGTAGCTGGTGCATTAGATGTGCTTGTGGGGGCTATTCCTGCTGTTGGCAATATGTATCAATACGCAACCAACAAAGATATGCCTTTAGTGCCTTATCCAGCACCAGTAACAACTTCATTAACTAAGGCTGGTGTATTTACACCTGAAGCTGAATTTAACACCCCTATCGGGCGCGTAGCCGATGTTGCAACTCAAATGTACACAGGCGGTGGATTTAATCCCCTTAAAAGCGCAAAGATTTTAACTACCAAGCCATTATTTGACGCTAGTAAAGAAATTGGTAAACAAGTTGCATTAACTGGAGCGCAAGGCATAACTGCTGGCGGTACTTCTGAATTTCTTAAAAGTTCAGGAATTGATAATCCACTAGCCCAGTTTGCCTTAACTGGCGGTGCAACAATGGCCGCAGGTGCGCCATTCGGTATTCGTAATACAGCTTCAGATATTGTCAATAAAGGTTTGCAAAATGTAACGCCTGAACAAATCCGTATGGCTGATATGCTGATGAAAAAAGCAGAAAGCATGGGCGCGCCAATTACGGGTGCTGAAGCTATTGCACAGGTTACGGGTAACAAGTCATTGTTAGGAACACAGCGTTTTGTAGAGAATGCACAAGCATCACAGCCAACAATGAATCAATTTATGGCTGGCAGACCGCAAGGCCAGCGTCAAGCATTCAAGTCTAGCGTTGATGTTATCGGATTGCCACCTAGTTCAGAAACACCATTTAACTTGCAACAAGCAGGTCAGCAAGTAGTTCGCGGTGCTGAACAAGGCGTTACCAATAAGGTTGCACCTTTTTATCAGCAGGGTGTTAATCAAATGCAAAACATACAGGGCGGCAAAGTCCTTCCTGTTATGCCTAACGAAGTTGCAGCATTGCAGCGTAATCCTGCTATTGCAGACGCTATTGACCATGTAACCAAAAATTCTTACACAGGCGTTAAAGATTTACCACCAACAGACCCAAGAGTATTGACTGCCGCCAAAGTTTATCTTGATGCCCAGTACAGCAACTTTTTAAACAAAACTGCTGGCAGCTTAGACAAGGCTAAGGCTGGTAATGCTTGGGGCGCAAGTCGTGAATTAGACAGTTATTTATCGTCTAAATCCCCTGCCTACGCACAAGGTAGTAAAAACTTTGAAACAGCCCAAAAGACCCAAATTGAGCCATTAAAAGCTGGCCCAGTAGGTCAGATTGCTGAAGGTAATGTTGGTGCTGATGTGTTAATGCCAAATAAACCTGTGTCCTTATACCCTGCCGACATTAAGCGAGCAGTTGACTTATTGCGTAGAAAAAACCCTGATGTAGTACCTACTTGGACACGCCAACAGTTAGAAGCCGTGTTTAACGAAAGCGCACAAAATCTGCAAGGTGGCCCTAACCAATTTGGTGGCCCTAAGTTTGCAGCCAATGTAACTGGGAATGAACAACAACGCAAAAATTTGCGTGAATTAGTTGTTCAAGGTAGCGGTATGCAAGCATGGAAAGGCTTTGAGGACTTCTTACAAGTTATGGAAGCACAAGGCCAGCGTATGCCAGCTAACTCGGCTACAACCTTTAACGAAATGGCTCGCCAAGAAATGGGCGGTGGTTTAGCTACCAAGTTGGCAACACCGTTAACACCATCACGCTTAACCAAAGGCTTAGAACAATGGCAAATGGGCAGTAATGCCCAAACATTAGCTAAAATGTTAACCGATCCTGATTCTGTCAAAAAGCTAGAAGAACTTGCTAGAACTGGCCCTAAATCAGCAAAAGGACAAGTGCTAGTCAATTCCTTGATTGGTGGGTATGTATCGCAAAAACCTGAAATTACAGAGGAATCAAAATGAGTAGAAACGGATCGGGTACTTATACCCTGCCTGTCGGAAATCCCGTTGTATCTAATACTACAATTACTTCCGCATGGGCAAACAACACATTAAATGACATCGCAACAGCCTTAACTGGTTCAGTAGCGTCAGACGGTCAGACCCCAATGAACGGTACTTTTAACATGGGTACTAACCGCATTACCAACTTAGCCAACGCAACCTTGCCAACAGACGCGGTTAACTTATCCCAGTTAAGCGACCCAATTATTTCGGGTAACGCTGATATTGCAGGAACGCTTCATGTTGCTGGTGCTACAACCCTAGATTCCACATTATCTGTGGGCGGCAATGTCACTATCAGCAGCACAGGCGATATACAGATTCCAACAGGGACTACCGCGCAAAGACCTATTCCCGTACAGGGAATGATTCGTTTTAATACGACCTTAGGTCAGTACGAGGGCGCGTTTAATGTTACTGGTAAAACTATTGCATCGATTACCCGTGTTACGACTACAGCAACCTTAACAACTTCTGCTAATCACGGCTTAGTAACAGGTAACTACATTACTGTTAGTGGTGCTACCCCAACAGAATTTAACGGCACATACGCTGTAACCGTTACTGGCAACACTACGCTAACCTACACAATGGCTACCGCACCTGCTGGTAACGCATCGGTGGTAGGAAGTTATTACGCCACGATATGGACACAAATTGGCGGTGGTGCTACGGGCGGTGGTAACGATCAGGTATTTGTACAAAATAGTTTAGTTGTATCAGTAAACTACACATTACCTACAGGTAAAAATGCTTCAAGCGTAGGCCCTATTACAATTAATTCGGGTATCTCGGTTACCATTCCTAGCGGTCAACGCTGGGTTGTTCTTTAAGGAAAATATATGTCATCAGTCGTAATTTCAGGTGATACAAGCGGTGCTATAACCTTAGCCGCGCCAACGGTAGCTGGGGCTAATACTATTACCTTACCTGCTGTAACTGGTAATGCTGTTGTTGCTTCTTCTGCAGTTTCAGCCACAGGTCAAATACCATTTTCTACTGACGGGTCTACCTATACTCCTACAGCAAAAATTGTTCAAGGAACTGCACAAGCATCTACAAGTGGTACAAGCATTGACTTTACTGGCATACCTAGTTGGGTTAAGCGTATTACTGTAATGCTTCAAGGTGTTAGCACTAATGGTACTAGTGTTGTTCAAGTTCAATTAGGAACAGGTGGTACACCTACATATACAACTTCAGGATATTCTTCAAACGCAATTTATAACGGTGGTGCTTTAACTTCAACTAACGGTATGTTAATGGGTGGTATCGGTGCTAGTGATGCTAGAAATGGCGCGTGTCAAATTGTATACATGGGGTCAAATAACTGGGTTTCGTCTTCGGTTATATGCGTTGGAACAAATGGTTTTGCTGGCGGTGGTGGTGTTAGTTTAGCAGCAGCTTTAACAGCAGTTCGTATTACCACAGTAAACGGAACAGACACATTTGACGCTGGTTCTATTAACATCTTGTACGAATAAGGAATAACATGACAGCAACAATAAACGCTTCTACAAGTTCAGGCATCGTACAAACAGCCGATACTAGCGGTAGTCTTGCATTACAAAGTGATGGCACTACTAAATTAACTGTGGCATCTACTGGTGTAACAGCAATTAATTTAACCGCAACTGGCACAAGTTCTATTGCAAATTTAACTACAACAGGCACTTTTGGTGGCGGTGTAATTACTAGCGGCACTTCTCAAGCGTCTACAAGTGGAACTGCAATTACTTTTACGAGTATTCCTAGTTGGGTAAAACGCATTACTGTAATGCTTAATAATGTAAGCACAAATGGCGGTGCGCTCTTATTATTTCAATTAGGAACTTCTAGCGGATTTCAAACAACTGGATATATTACTGGTGGCGGTACTACAACTGGTATAGCAATAGCAGGTTCAGTATCGGGTTCAGATAATAGATTTGGAAGTTGCACATTTTCTTTGCTTGGTTCTAATAATTGGGTTGCTTCAGGAAATTTTGTAATAAATGGAAGTTCCACAAGTGTCGCAACTGGCGGTGTAACACTTTCGGATGTATTAACTCAAATTCGCATGACTACAGTTAATGGTACAGACACATTTGACGCTGGCTCAATCAATATTCTTTACGAAGGTTAATCATGGCTATAACAATTTCAGGTGATTCACCCAATATTAGCGCTGCAACTATTACAACTGGAACAGTCACTACATTAACTGCACCTACAAGCACAATTACCACATTAAATGCTCCTAGCGGAGTTTTTGCCACGCAAAATGGAATGAATGGTATTGCTAAAGCATGGGTAAATTTTGTAGGCACTACAGCGTCTATTAATAGTTCATTTAATATAAGTTCAGTTACAAGAAATGGTACAGGAGATTACACAATAAATTTTACAACTGCAATGCCAAATGCTAATTATGGTGTAGCAACTTCTTGTAGTCAAATAAGTACAACTCAGACAACTTCACTTGGAACTGGTGGAACATACTCTACAACCGCATTACAAGTTTATTGTAATTATTTTGGTGGTGGTTCAAATAATAGAGGTGACCCTTCTGTTGTTAGCGTGGCAATTTTAAGTTCATAAGGATAAATCATGGCACAAGTAATCATTTACACAAACGACAATGGTGGTGTATCTATGACTATACCAACTGGCGAACTTTCTATTGAGGAAGTGCAAGCTAAAGACACCCCTGCTGGTTCAATTATTGTTGATGTTGCAGACTTACCTGATGGTGATTTTGACGCTTGGGAATTAATAGACGGTAAAGTTGTTGTTAACTTAGATAAAAAGAACGCTATTGAATTACAAAAAGAATCTGCTCAATTAGCTAAAACTTCAGCATTAGCTAAATTATCTGCTATTGGTTTAACAGAAGATGAAATAAAAGCGTTAGTTGGCTAATTATGGATGACGGAAAAATAGATTTAGTTCGCTATGGCGCACTTTGGCAAAAAGTAGAAAACTACGAAGAAAAGTTTGATGCTATGAACGCAAAAATAGACAAAATGGAATCCAAGCTGGAAACATTGTGCTATTTAGCGGAGCGTGGACGAGGTGGGTTTTGGATGGGGATGCTCGTTGTATCTGCCATCAGTACCGTTACTGGCTGGTTTATACATTTATTTACTGGTAGGGGCTAATCATCGATCCGTTAACCATCCTAGCTACATTTGCACCATTTGCCGTTGACTTAGGCAAATCGTTAATTAATCGGTTTATTGCTGGTGACACCTTTAAACCTGCCAACATTGACGAATACCTAAAGATGCGTAGCGTGGATTTAGACTTCTTTAAGGCAATGAATGACGCTGGTGGTACTAACCCCTCATATATGTGGGTTGAAGCCGTTGTGCGCCTTATGCGCCCCTCTGTAACGATCATTGTGTTAGGTACTTGGGCGTACTTAGAGTTAAATCATCAATCATCACCAACTGTCACCAACTTTGCTAGTGCCGTAGGATTTTATTTGTTCGGTGATCGCACCTTATTTTATGCAAAGAAAGCAGGATGAACGCTGCACAAGCCAAATCTATCGGAATTGGTGAGGAGTGGGTAGAACCGCTAAACGAAGCATTTGAAAAGTACAACATCACGACTACCAAGCGACAGGCTTGTTTTATAGGTCAAGCCCTGCACGAATCAGGTGGTTTTAAGCACCTTGTTGAAAACTTAAACTATTCGGCTAAAGGTCTGATGGCCACTTGGCCCAGCCGTTTTCCTGACATGGACATAGCAGAAAAATATGAATACCAGCCACTAAAGATAGCTGGCAAGGTTTATATTGGGCGCATGGGTAACCAAACTGTAGAGGATGCCCAAAAATACATTGGTAGAGGTTTATTTCAACTTACTGGCAAGGAAAACTATGCAAACTGCGGACTTGGTATTGGTGTGGATTTGCTTGGGAATCCTGATTGGCTGGCTACTCCTAAATATGCGGCTTTGAGCGCGGCATGGTACTGGAATAAGAAAAGTTTAAATGCTTTAGCAGATGCCGATGACATCACCACAATGACAAAACGCATTAACGGTGGCATCATCGGTTTGGTTGACAGAAAAGCTAAAATAAATATGGTCTTTAACCTTATCAGTTGATTGTTCGCCAAAAACCATAAGCAAACACAGCTAGAAACAACATACCCCCACAAAACGCACCAAAACCATCGAAATCAGACGATTGAGGTCTTTGTATGGCGGTAGCATAGTCGGCATCTTTAAACGCTTCAGAAGCCGTTTTATAGGTTTTACCTACCATTCCTAATGATCGTGTACTCATTTCTCTTGCGCCTTTCTTAGTATTGCTCTAGCAAATTCTTTTATATCTTTTGGGATTGGTAATGCACTAAATTTATCCCAAACTAAAGCTATTTCCTCATCTGTTAGTGTCTTTGCTGGATGGGTGTAGAGTGGAATACCACGACCACTTACATTAAGGTCATAAACATCGGTAAATTCTAGGTAATCCATCCACGCTACTGGTTTATTGTTCATACTAAGAACCATTCCCTTTCTTTGCGGTTTGAGCCGCTTTGAACAGTCTTGCCAGTTAAGCCAATAATTCCGCTTCTTTTTAATTCAATTAATCTTCTAGCTACTTGGTTATGATCTAACCCAGCCCTTTCAGCAATCAAAGTTTTACCTGCTGCCGAAATCCTTAAAGCGTCAATAATTAAATCGTAATGAGCCGATGGGTTCATTGACTTTGCTGCAAGATGCGATGTAAACGGATCACTATTTCTAGCTTGCGGCTCGTAACTAATAATGTAGTCACCGTTCTTCATCATTTCGTAGTCGGTCATCTGTTTCATTGCATCACCCGTACGGACATTGGTGTTGGTGGGCTAGGCGGTACTGTGTAACCTGTATTACCAACTACACTTGTAGTAAAACCGCTTGGTGTTGCAATAACAACCTGATTAGGGTAGATCGTAGCGGTTTGTGTTGTGTAACCCATCGGGTTAACAAACTGGGCCGTGTTGCCCTGTACCTGAACCGTACCCACATTGTAGCCACGAGCATCGGTCATGGGATAAGTTTGTGCTTTTGCTGGCACTCCGTAAGCAAACATACAACCCAGTAAAGCACCCAATAAACAACTTCCAATAAAGTCTTTCATTATTTTCTCCTTAAATGTAGCAACCAGTTCTATAACAGTAAGCTGCGTAGTCAGCGTCTTTTTCAAACACATCCCAATTTAATTGGTGGATCATTTCGGTAACATCAATGTCGGTGTCAGAAATATAAACTTCTTCAACAGTACCGTCATAGCCGTGAATATCAACCCTTGTGTCACCAACATAAAGATGGCCCATGTACGGGGATTTTTTGATTTTTGCTTGCATTTTCTATCTCACTTTTTAAAAGTATGCCCCCGTAGGGGCTGGTTAATTTATTTACGATCAGCCAACATTGCACGAACATCAGCTTCAGATTTGGCTTCGTAATCACGGCAAACTGGAAACTCGTCACCATTAACCAAAACAGCCATCCAAGCACCGCCAACAGTAGCTTTAATGCGTGGGTTGTAACGGGCTTCTTGTTTGTAAATTTCTTGAACTTGCATTTGTTGCTCCTTTTTCTATATCACTCGCCAATCGAGTAACTACAGTTTAGTTAAGCTAACTTAACAATGCAAGGATTATTTTATAGGGACATACCCTAATGTGCAAAAAAGCAACAGGGCTGTATTTGGCAGTTGATAGCTGTTAGGTGGAAAGCCGCAAAAACCCTAACTTACTGCATCCTACATTGGCGGCTTAACGCCCTAAAAGAAGTTGGGGTACTTGCTTCTTTACGCTTTCCCCCGTTCCCGTGAAGGAATTAAAGATTATTCTTGATCTGATAGACCCTTAATAAATGTTGAAAGCACTCCCAGCCATTTTGTAGCTTGGATTCTTCAACTTCCATTAATTTTACTTGGTTAGTCGTACCGTTGACAAATACTATAGCGCATCTTGCGTTAGGTACGCCTAGACCTTTGCGGTACGCTGCAAGCTGTAACTCATGCTCAAAATAAATATCAACTTTATCGAGGTCGGTATCTTTGGTTTTGAAATCAACAATAAAACCCTTTTTAGCCATCAAGTCACATTTGCCACCAAACCCTAGCGGATGCCCAAAAGACTTCTCAGGCAGCCATAGCTGGCTTCCAAACGCATTTTCTAACGCCTTATCAATCGCGTCTAAGTACGCTGGCTTTATTGGCATATAAACCTGCTCAAAATAGCTTTCGATAATCGCGTGTATTGCAGTACCTCGTTCAGCAGCTTCCCTGCCAGTTGCTTTGGAATCCTGCATAACGCGTTTTAGCCATTCCTGCTCGGGTTCGTTTACTTCTCTAGGCAAGGTCAAGGCCGCAAGTAAAACCTGTTGCTGTTTCCAAGTATCAAGACCAGCCTTAGACATCAAGTTAATGATGGTGGTTACGGATGGTAAAAGACCCTCTTTTCTTGCGTCACGCAAGGTTGTAGGCCTTTCCCCTGTCTTGCCAATGGTTGTGTACGCTGGCACACCGTTCTTGGTGTACCAATGGCCCGTATCTTGTTGTTTGTCTTTAATTATCATCAGAAGGGTATATCCGATAAGTCATCGTCAGCAATCTTAGGCGCATCCGCTTCGCGTTGCTTTTGACCGCGCCATTCAGATGATTCTGTGATCTTTTCTTTGTAATACTTTGGCAGCGCATCGTACTTAGCCTGATCGAACTCTGCTAACCAAAAATGGTTTGTAGGATTAATGCCTTCGGGCTGTACGGCTCGCAATGCGCTAGGAACAGGGCTGATGCCAGTAATGTTGGCGTACTTGCCATCCTCGCTATGCGTAATGTTAACCATGCAAAATTTGCCTAACAAATTCTTAAGATCAAAATTCTTGCGATCTTCCGCAGTCATCTTCTTGTTTGACCAGCTTTCTAAATCTTGACGCAATCTAGCCTGATCTCCCAATGACACGGTATAACGCTTAGAAACAATTAACGGTTTACCGTCATCGGTCTTGAGTGGCGCGCCAGCATCGTCATCGCCATGCAATTCCCAAGTAAATACAACCTTGTGCATGATCTTGGTTTCGCCAGCCCATTCGGTGGCTTGGTGACCCAAGTCAATAATGCTGTACAAACGAGCCATATGCAGCCCTGCTGGGGCTATCTTAAATTCTTTGCTGGTATCTGAAATAATCATTTTGCGCTCCTAAATATTTTGGAAAAATCGTTAATAACATCACGAAGTACTGGGTTTACTTGTGTATTACGAGCAGGTAGGTTACACGCGTAGCGTAGGTCGCCAATCTCATCTGCTGTTAAGAAAACCCCATCCTCGAGGTCTTTAAAGATGCGTTCCAAATGTTCTTGGAAGCTGTTGAAGTCTTGATCTTGCTCACTCATACGAGTTCTCCT